CCCGCCCCCCATCCGTGGTATAGTGGTTAACCACGGCGCTCTTCGGGGCGCTCAGCCAACACAGGAGGTACGTATATGGCTATTGATATGAGTAAAATGAAGGCAAAACTAGACCAACTAAACAACAAGGGTTCTGGCGGCGCAAACTATTTTAAGATGGAACTTGGGAACACTTATGAAGTTCGCATTCTTCCAACCCCGGACGGCGATCCGTTCAAGCAGTTCTTTGTCCACTATCGTGTGGGTAACTCGCCCCCGTTCCTTTCTCCCAAGCGCAACTTTGGTGAGGACGATGCGCTCGACCGTTTCGTCCGCAAGCTTTATGATGCAGGAGATGATGACAGTCGCCAAATGGCCCGAGAGCTGTCAGCGAAACAGCGCTTCTTCTCTTCTGTTATTGTCCGTGGGCAGGAGGAGAACGGCCCGATGGTTTGGTCTTATTCTAAGACCGTGTATCAGGAACTCCTCAAGACCGTTCTTGATCCCGACTTTGGCGACATTACAGATCCCGATGGCGGCTTTGACCTTAAGGTGACTTACGACAAGAGCTCTGGAAAGCTTTATCCCGAGACGACTGTCCGTCCCCGTCCGAAGGCTTCGAAGCTTTCGAAGGACCAAGATCAAGTTGAGGGCTGGCTTGCAAACCTTCCCGACATTAACGCAATGCAAAACCGCAAGACCCCGGATGAGGTTGAGGAAATCCTTAACAACTTCCTTATGTCTGACGGTGCAGATGCTGAGGAGCTTGCAAGTGAGACTGTCCGTGCAGGCGGCGGATCTCGTGTTGCTAACGCCCTAGCGGACCTCGTATAGGGAGGCGCAAATGGGAATCAAAGATTTAAAAGATCTTCTTAATAAGAAAATGGGCGCAGTTGTCGCCCACGATCTTACCAAAGAAAATCCAACAGAAGTAAAAGACTGGATTCCCACAGGATCCCGGTGGCTCGACTCTATTATTTGTAAGGGTCGAGTTGCTGGAATCCCTGTTGGGAAATGGACTGAGATTGCCGGCCTACAATCAACCGGCAAGTCTTACATGGCTGCTCAAATTGCAGCGAATGCTCAAAAGAAAGGGATCCAAGTTGTTTACTTTGATTCTGAGTCCTCGATCGATCCTGCTTTCCTGACAGCGGCAGGTTGCGATCTGGAAAACTTGCTCTACATTCAGGCAACTACTGTAGAAATGGTACTCGGAACAATAGAGACAATCTTGGGCCAAACAGAAGACCGTGTTTTGTTTATCTGGGACTCACTTGCAATGACCCCTGCAAAAGCAGATCTTGAAAAAGACTTCAATCCGCAGGCCACAATGGCTATGAAGCCACGAGTGCTTGCTAAGGGCACTGAAAAGCTTTCATTGCCGGTGGCAGACAAGCAAGCAACCGTTCTAATCTTGAACCAGTTGAAGACCAACATTACTTCGAATATTGCAGAGGCGATGACAACGCCTTTCTTTACGCCAGGTGGCAAGGCGCTGGCTTATGTTTATTCGCTGCGTATTTGGCTTACCGGTTCAAAGGCTAAGAAGAACTTTATCACAGATGATAACGGTTTTAGGCTTGGAAAGTCTCTAAAATGCAAACTTGAAAAGTCTCGCTTTGGCACAGAAGGTCGCTCTTGTGAGTTCAAGATTATGTTTGGTACTGATAAGCCCGGCATTCTGGACGAGTTGTCTTGGTTTGATGCAGTCAAGATTTCAGATAGAGTAAAAACAGGAGCATGGAATACCCTTACGTTCCGAGATGGAACAGAGAAAAAGTTCCGTACTGATGCCTGGCTTCAAGAACTAGAAGACCCACTATTCCGTCAAGAAGTATTAAGTGTGATGGATGAGGTTGTGGTTAAGAAGTTTGACGAAAGGACAGGGAATGCCGAAGATTATTACGACGAAGAGGAACCCGACGAGTAAAGAAAAGGGGATGATGGAGTTGGCTGCAAAACAAGCGGCTAACTCCGAGTTCCCGGTGTTTAGGCACGGAGCCGTTCTGGTAAAGGGCGGCTCCGTGTTGAGTTTAGGGGTGAACAAAAATCAGTTTCACTCATTTGCGGCTAAGTTTAAGAAAGTGCCAAGACACGCCACTATTCACGCTGAACTTAGTTGCCTTCTTGCAGCAGGTGGAGAATCTGCCGCAGGCAGCACAATGTATGTTGTGCGAATCAATCCACAGGGGGAATGGCGCATGTCAAAGCCTTGTTGCATGTGTCAAGCAGCAATGAAGCACGTTGGGGTTAAAAAAGTCATTTACTCAGTGGATTCTAACCATATAGGAGAAATGAAATTATGATTGGTAAATTAGTGGAGTATCACAACCCATCACCAGGAGAGCGTTATGGTATTCTAAAAGAAAAACAAGACAATGGAAAATACAAAGTAATCACAGGTTGGTACGGCCTTTCAGGCGGCAACGGGCACAACAGGACGTCAAGCCCAAGTACGTATGAGGAACTTGGACCAGACAAAGTGTGGAAAAGGAGAAGTTCTATTCAAAAACACTTTGAAAGAATTTGGGATAGCAGCAATGCCCGAGCAGCAACAACAAAAACAATTTGCTTTTCAAGCAACTCAAAAGAACAAGAAATGAGCGGCAAGATTAAATACTTACCAAAAGCAATGGCAGAGGTTTTAGAAGATTTCTTTTTATCAGAAGGATGGTTTGCGTATGTTGAATAAGAAAATTATGATTATTGATGCTCTCAATATGTTTTTGAGATCTTATGTTGTTAATCCCTCACTAAACTCAAACGGAGAGCCCATTGGAGGCTTTTATGGGTTTTTGAAATCACTGCAAAAGTGCATTCGTGAGATCGATCCTGACGAAGTTCACATTTGCTGGGACGGACCAGGGGGCGCAAAGCGCAAAAGAGCCGAGAATAAAGGCTATAAAGAAGGTCGAAAGCCAGTAAAGATGAACTGGAACTATGAGCATCTAACAGATGACGACAAAATGAAAAATAAAGTATGGCAACAACTTCGCCTTGTAGAATACTTGGAGACCATCCCAGTAAAACAATACATTTATGAGGGTATTGAGGCAGACGATGTTATTGCTTATCTTTGTGGATCTGAAAAAACAAAAGACGCAGTAAAGGTTATTGTATCTAATGATAAAGACTTTTTGCAGCTTTGCTCAAAGGACACAATTCTTTATCGCCCAATCTCAGATAAGTTTGAGACATTTAAAACTGTTGTGGAGGACTACAAAATCCACCCGACTAACATGGCCCTTGCAAGGGCCGTAGAAGGCGATAAGTCAGACAACCTACCCGGTGTTAGGGGTATTGGAATCAAGACGCTTGTAAAGGCCTTTCCGGTCCTTTCAGAGTCTGATTTCTATGGGGTTGATGCTCTTTTGCGAGACTGCAAGAAAGAAGAGAAGCCAAAAGCAGTCCACACAAAACTTTTGGAGTCAAAACAACTTTTAGAGAGTAATTATAAGATGATGCAACTTTACGCCCCAGACATCCCGATTGGGGTTGCGGACGGCATCAAAGAAGTGTATAATGAGCCATTCTCGTTCTCGCAGCGAGATTTTGACGCTTCTTTGATCAAGGACGGGATTGGAGCGTATGATTGGTCTTCCATTCGAGTCTACTCAAGAATGGTGATGAACAATCGAAAATAAACTACAGGAGGGACAATGAATATGATTAGGACTGACGCCATCTCTAACAAAGATGGATTTGAGAAATTTGGTAAGTCTTTTCAAGAAAAACTATGCAAACTTATTATGTTTGACCGGCCATTTGCTGATCAGATGGAAGAAGTGCTAGATGTGTCGTTTTTTGAGAACAAGGCTCTCCAAGAACTAACAAAACTTATTTTCAGGCACCGAAGAGAATACAAAATTCACCCTTCGGAAGAAACTCTGGAAACACTTGTAAGAACTGAGATTGGAGACTTGCCAGAATCAGTTCAGGCAACGATTAGAAACTATGTTGCAAAAGCCGTTGGCAGCAAGATTGTTGCAGATTCTGATTACATTAAAAATCAGGCTTTGGACTTTTGCAAAAAGCAAAAACTGCAAGAAGCGATCTTGCACTCTATCTCTCTTATTAAGAACTCATCTTTTGATGAGGTTAAGGGAGTTATTAATGAGGCACTAAAACTTGGAATGGACAACGACTTTGGCCATGACTTTATCAAGGACTTTGATGCTCGTTATGTAGAAAAGCCAAGACATCCAGTATCCACAGGGTGGGGCCTTATTGACGATTTGACTCAAGGGGGTCACGGTATTGGTGAACTTGGTGTTGTTATTGCTCCAACCGGCGCTGGAAAGTCTATGGCGCTTGCACACTTGGGAACAAGCGCAGTAAAATCAGGAAAGACTGTTGTACACTACACTCTAGAGCTCTCGGACAAGGTTGTTGCACAGCGTTATGATTCTTGTATTTCCGAGATTAAACTCAACGAACTCAAGAACAGAAAAGAAGATGTTCTAGATTCTATCAAAGAAGTTGAAGGAGCTCTTATTGTTAAGGAATACCCAACAAAATCAGCCTCTATTGCAACCCTTGATCGGCACTTGGAAAAGCTAATCTCAAGAGGTATTGAAATTGGGACAATTATCGTCGACTATGCGGATCTTTTGAAGCCAGTCACTAGTTATAAAGACAAAAGATTTGAGATCGAATCTATCTACGAGGAACTACGGGGACTCGCACAAAAATACTCTTGCCCTATCTGGACTGCTTCACAAACAAACCGTTCTGGAGTAAACGCTGAAATTGTAACAATGGAAGCAATCTCAGAGGCATTCAACAAGTGTTTTGTTGCTGATTTTATTTGCTCACTTTCCAGGACGATTGAAGATCGCAACAATAACACTGGACGCTTGTATGTCGCCAAAAATCGCAATGGCGCAGATGGGTTAGTATTCCCTCTGTTTATGGATACAAGCAACGTAAAAATCAGGGTTCTAGAACCAACAAATGAATCAATTGAAGATCTAAAAAAGAATACTGCTAAAAGGCAAATGAGCCACTTGCGAGAGCAGTATAAGCAAATGAAAAATGAAAAAGGAGAAAATTAATGGAACTTGCTACAAAAATCTTATCAGACATTACAGTATATATGAAATACGCAAAGTTCATTCCCTCCCTCAAACGAAGAGAGAACTGGGATGAGCTAGTTAACCGAAACTGCTTAATGCACATTGAGAAATACCCTCAACTTGCGGCAGAGATTTCTCAAGTGTATGAGAACTATGTTCGCACTAAGAAGGTGCTTCCTTCAATGCGTTCAATGCAGTTTGCAGGAAAGCCTATTGAAGTTGCCCCAAACCGCATCTTTAACTGCGCTTACCTACCAATCGACCACCACGCAGCGTTTAGCGAGACAATGTTCTTGCTTCTTGGTGGAACCGGCGTTGGTTTTTCTGTTCAAACACACCACGTAGATAAACTACCAGAGATCAGAAGGCCAAGTGAGAAGCGAACAAGGCGATTCCTTATTGGGGACTCCATTGAAGGCTGGGCAGATGCAGTTAAAGTGCTTATGCTTTCTTACTTCAAGGGCACTTCAAAGATCCGCTTTGACTATTCAGACATTCGACCAAAGGGCGCACGTTTAGTCACCTCAGGTGGTAAAGCACCCGGACCACAACCACTCAAGGAGTGCTTGGTTAGGATTGAAGGCATCCTTTCCTCAAAGGAAGACGGAGACAAACTTACTTCAATCGAAGTTCACGACATTATTTGCTACATTGCAGACGCTGTTCTTGCTGGTGGTATCCGCCGAGCAGCCCTTATTTCTCTTTTCTCAGCAGACGATGACGAGATGATTGCTGCAAAGACTGGCAACTGGTGGGAGACAAACCCACAACGTGGCCGTGCAAACAACTCCGCAGTTGTTCTTCGCCACAAGGTGGATAAAGACTACTTTATGTCTCTTTGGGAGCGTATTCAAAAATCCGGTTCTGGCGAGCCTGGTATTTACCTTTCAAACGACAAAGATTGGGGCACAAACCCTTGCTGTGAGATTGGGCTTAAGCCAAATCAGTTTTGCAACCTAACAGAGATTAACGTTTCGGATGTTGATTCTCAAGAAGAGTATGAGGCTCGCTGCCGTGCAGCTGCTTTCCTTGGCACCATCCAGGCCGGCTATACAGACTTCCACTATCTTCGTGATGTTTGGCGCAGAACAACAGAAAAGGACGCCCTTGTTGGTGTATCAATGACAGGCATCGCATCCGGCGCCATTCTTAAGTTGGATCAAGAGGCAGGTGCGAAGATCGTAAAGAAAGAAAATGAAAGAGTTGCAGAGCTTATCGGCATCAACAAGGCGGCAAGAACAACTTGTGTAAAGCCAGCAGGAACAACCTCTCTTGCACTTGGAACCTCTTCT